TAAATTAAGGTTATTGATTTGATCTAAATATTGTTGTGCAGTTGTATTGTAGGCATCAAAAAAGGCTTGCAAATACTGAGTGCTATCATGCCCTGTATATTGCGAATAAAGATAAGAAGGTAATATCTTGGTTTGCATTATTAGCCTTGAGTAATAGTTACTAAGCTTGTATTAGTTTGGAAATAAGATTCAGGATCACCATAAATCAATAAACTGCCTGCTGCTGGTGATACAGATACTCCATTAATTGCAATTGCAAATACTAATTTAGATATTAAGTCTTGAGGAATAATAGATTCAATTGCATTTTGGAAAGCATCTTCTAATGAATAAGTATTGATAGGCTGACCTACTACAATAGAATTAATATAATTAACAATAGCTGGCTGACCTAATGCAGCTACCGCAGTAGGTGAGATATAGTTAGTTGATATAGTATTCCAAGTAAGAGATACTGTTACAGCTTGTTGTGGTGGGTTTACAAAAGTAATATTGTAAGAATCTGGATAATCATTAATAGATACTGTGACATTTCTATAATTAGGAGTTATGACACCACCAGAGGTATAAGTACCAAAAGTAGAAGTATTCTTGCTTGTAGTTACAAGATTGTTAGCTATAGCAGTTACAGTATAAGTACCATTAAATGTAGAAGGAGTAGCTCCTGCCACTGTAATGACTTCACCCACTGTATATTGACCAAAATAAGATCCAGTATTAATGACTGCATTAGTTCCTGTAGTAATGCTAGATACAGTAATTGTAGAACCTACTAAATTAGATATATCAAAAAGACCTTGATAGATAGCATTGCCTACTTGGTATGGATCGCCACCACCGCAAATAACTTCCCATTGATTAGCGCCTGGATTTCTTACAGATACAAGTCTTGATTGAACTCCAGATACTTTATTTAATTGAGCTTTTAAAAAGGTAGGCATACCTTGAGCAGTTGCTAAACCAGCTTGAATGACTTGAGCTTGATAATCTGCTAAAGGTTGAGCAGTAGCACCTGGAAGTCCAGTAGTTAAGTTGGTAACTGTTAAGGTTACTGTGCTAGGTACAGAAGTAATGATTTGAGTTACAGTACCTACAGGAACAGCCCAAGATCCAGAAACTGTAGCTAAACAATATAATGCGCTACTTTGACCTGTGGCAGCAATAGATCCGCCATCTTGTACGGAGTATTGATGAGTACCATCTGATACTATAAAACCTCTAGGAATAATAAATCCTGGAGTGCCTGTAAAATTGACATATACAGAAGTGTTAGATCCTTGACCTTGTTGAACACCATAAACTGAACCTAATTGATAAAGAATATATGGGTTAGCTGTGTAAGGGCTAATTGAATTAACTAAATCGACATAGGCTAAATCCTGAACCACTACAGCGCCAGCAGCGGTAGAAGCCATATCCTCAACAAGAGATCCTGGTAAATTTGCAGTGAGTCCAGGAGCTAATGCAGTAGCGGCTGCTATTTCTGCATTTAATAGGTCGGTTGGGCTACTTGGTACTGCACCTGATTTAGTAATAATTGCCATTTTTTATCCTTTAAGTCGCTATGACGGATTGAATAGTAGTTCCGTCAGTAAATATTGCTGAGATATTATAAGTCGGTTGAGCTGCTAATTGTTGTTTTGATACAGCTAAACTTGCAAAATGAGGTGAATATTGAGATTGAGTTCTTGAAACTGCTGCATCTGGTGCAATTTGAGTATGTACTGATTTATATGCAGGAATGCCATAATTGCCATAAAAAGGACTTTCGCCTTCAATAAGCCTTAAAGTCTGAACAAGGGTAGTAAGCCAAATATAACCTACACTTACTTGCACTACTTCACCTTGTTGCAAATTCCAAGTATTAAATGATGAATTATTAACAGGTTTAAGAATATATTGTGGGGGCGGTGCAGTTGGCAAAAGTACATTTTGTGTGACATTTGACCAAGTATTTACTAGAGTATTTCCATAAGAATCTGTAATAGTATTATTTTGAATAGTATCACCTTGATTAATAGTAATAGGTGGTAAACTAAAATCTATAGTAGCTGTGTAAATAGTACTAGATACTGTAAAAATATCGCCAACACTGTCTGTAAAATTGTAAACAACAGGATTGGAAGCATTTTGGTATGGAGCTTGAGTTAATAAAGTCCATTGATTTGTGTTTGGATCTATACCATAAGTTCTCATTATATTGGAGTTCCTGTATTTCCAGAGCCTGTTTGTACTCCTGAGTGTTCGTGAGTACTACTAATATTTACACCATTATTAGTTAAAGTGCCTGTAGTTTGAATATTGCCATTAATTATAACACTTCCATTACTGATATTTAGAGTGCCACCATTAAGATTAATAGATATTCCAGATGAGTTTAAAGTAAGGGTACAGTCTTGATTAATAGTAGTAAGCTCTACTCCATTAACTCCGTACATAAATAAATATTTACCATCGACATTAAACCAATTCTTATTGCCAATAGGTACAAAAATAAGACCACCAAGATTGGTAGGATTTACAAGATCAGCTAATCCTAATCCTAGTCCAGATATACCACCTAGACGAGCATTAGCGCCCATTACAACACCTTTATCGCCTGGCTGAATAGGTAACCTTGTATATTGACTTTCAGCGATAGGACAAGTCACTTGTGGCAAAGTAATACCTTCTGGGACATTAACCTCAAAAGCTACAGTAACAATAGCTCCACTAATTGAAACCACAGAGCAAGGTAAAGCCTGACCAAGATTTTGTAATTGATTCTCAATTTTGTTTTTAGAGAATTTATTAATGGTTTGGGCAAAGGGGACTTTTTGTGAGATTGTCATTTTTTATCCATTATTGTGAAATATAGGCATCAATTACACTACACCAGCTATTAGCATCTGCTTGGCGACTATTACCTACATGGCGGATCTGTTGTATCTGGAATGTACCTTGAAAAGATATATCATTCCTAAATTGAGTAAAACTGTTTGTAGTATTTAATAAAGGTGCGCCTTTAGGGAATTTGATATATTGACCTACAGTTAAGTCACCTCTCATCACCACTTTAGCCTGTATAGTGTATAAATCTAACCAAGTTAGATTACCTATAATATCGTAATAACTAATCTGTGTAGGATTGGTTAATGAATTAGATTGACCTGTATCTCCTATACCATCTGATAAAACAAATCCATTAGAAGTAGAAGCAATACTAGCTCCAATATACTTAGGATCTTTAATAATATACTTGCTAAGCTCATTCATTTTTTCTGAGAATTGCTGTAGATTGTAATTATAAAAAGGCTGATCTTCTGTATAAACTAAATTGGTAGAAAAATTACCTGTGATATTTACACCAGGAAAAGCTTGATTTAAGGTGCTAGTTACAAATTTTTGCATAGTTGTGCCTTTATACCAAATACCAGTAAGATTTGGCTCTTTAGTAGAATCATAAATTAAAGGCACTACAATAAGGTGAAGGCTGACTTCATTACCTTGCCAATTACCAAAAGCTTGCCAAATTGTACCTTGCAATACAATTCCTCTTTCTTGTGGGTTAGCTAAAGGCAATCCAATATTCATACCTACTGAAACTGATATAGTTTGATTGTTTAAATTAGAAGCTTGGCTGATAGTTTCATAGGTAACCCCAGTAATTTTTATATAGGGATTTTGAGCTGGAGCATGAAAAAAATTCTGGAACATATCCAGTTCAACTTGAAGCGCAGCACCATTATTAGAGTTATCACTATTTAAGCTAGTGAACTGATTTATTATTTTTCCTGTTTTAGAATCAGTAATGACAATATCATAGTATCTCATGGTGTCACTTCAAAATTTCCTGATGAAGCTCTATAAACTAAGGTAGAAGTAAAGAAATAGTTTTTAACTAAATTAATATCGTAATTATCAGGTGAAGCAATAATTGGAATGCTTAATATAAGAGTTTTAAAAGCATCATAAATATTAATATAGTATCTATTGCCATAACCATTCCAAGTGCAAATTGCAGTGTAAGTTGTGCCATCTAATACAGGGTTAAACTGAAAATTAGCTGATGGAGAAGGATTAAAGGCTACAAAAGTGGTCATGGTAATGAGATATTAGTTGGTGTGCCTGTTCCATTAGAGAACAAGGAAGCATTGCTTTGTGGTTGATAATTTTGTGAAGCGCCAATATTAGCTCCAGTGCCGCCCCAGTTGTCCAGATTAGTAGGAGTTGGAGTGCCATTACCTATTTTAGTCATTAGATTGTTATAGGTCGCTGTTGCTGCTTGTTGAGTGACTAATGGTTGTACAAAATCCCATTGATACATAAATTGGACTTGTTTATCGCTTAAAGTACTTACATCTCTTAAATTAGTCAAAATACAATTTGAATAGGTATAAGCAGGAGTGGCTACAATAAAAGTACCGCCTGCCAAAATATGATTATCTAATTGTGTTTTTAAATTAGTTAAAACAGCTTGTTTTTCAAAGTATCCATTACCATTGTTTTGTGCTGGACAAGCCATCATTAGACTTACCTTTAAAGGCATTTGAATAACAGCATTGGCAGCCATTTGAATAGATGCAAAAGGATATTCAGCGACTTGCCATTCTTGTAATGAATTACCACCCACTACTTTAAAGTGAGCAAAATAATCATTGGCATCTGGGTAAAATATATCAGCACCCTCAGTAAGAGTTAATATACTCATTAAACCATTAGGCAAATTAGCAGCTAATCCATTTACCAAAAGAATAGGAGCTATTTCATATTGGTATTGAAATTGAATTTGTTGTGAAGTAATCATGGATTTCCTACAGTTGCCATACCTACAGCAGAAGCAGTAGCATTTCCGCCAGTATTGTTATTGATATTAACACTAATAGCATTAGAGTACATCTCTCTTTTATAGGTTTCATAACCCATATTAGCTGGTCTCTCATATTGTTGAGTAATGATTTTAGAAGCTTCTGTAGGTGTAGCAGCCTTTTTAAGAGCTTCTCCAGCCATAGCTTCTTTATGATTTAGTTCATATAGGAAGAATTGTAATTGTTCTTGTAAAGTACTTCCTTTTAATGAATGACCAAACAATGATTCAAATTCTTTTTGACGAGCAGTATCCCATTGAGCAATACCTACACCTGATCCGCCTTTTTGTAGAGCATTAGGGTTATAGCCACTTTCAGCATAGAAATTACCAAGAACACCAGCGATTTGAGCTTTTGTAAATCCTTTGCTTGCAAGGAAATCAATAATTTGTTGTTTATTACTTTTTTGTTGTGCAGAGCTAATAGTCTCAGATCCTGCTGGATTTAAAGTCTTATTAACTTGTGACACTTGACCAAAAGCCCTTCTAAGTGCATCTACAAGCTCACCTAAGATTTTAATTAAAGGAGCAAATATATATTCTGCAATACCTAATTTAGATGGAGTAAATGCTTGTAAAATTTTTCTTTCAATAGTTACTTTTAAAGTCGTAAAGAAGGTTTCAATAGTAGTCTCAATAGTCTGCGCTCTTTTTTCTTCTTCTGGGGTAAGACCGACTGCTGGAACTAATTGTTTATATCGCTCTACTGTCTCTGGGAACTCTTTTTGTAGTTTAAGTATTCTTAATTGCTCATCAAGAGGTAAGACTTGACCATAGCCCTTAACAGCAGATAGAACTTGTAGTCTTTGTAAGCCTTGTTGTGTATTGACATCAATGCCTTGTTTTTTGACATCTTCAAGGAATTTTTGTACTATGAGTGGGTAGAGTTGTGCTGCATCTTTACCAATATTTTCTTTGCCTACCATCTGTTGTAGGTAAGGGGATAATTTTGTCTGTAAATCTGCTATTTTGCTTAAATCTGCGGATACATCACCAAAGCGCTTAAATGCAATCTCAGCAGCCCTTAATTCAGCAGTATCTCTTAATCCAAGACCAGCAGCCTGCCTTCTTTTCTCTGATACATCTTCTACAGTAGATGATATAGCTCCACCAGCAATACCTAATGCTAATGATGCTAAAGCGCCTTCTGTACCAAATAAAGATAGGAATTTACCTGCGATTGAGGAAATATTATTCATATTTCCACTAATTACTGTAGTTATTTTTTGGGTAAGTTTAAGACTTTCATTGCTATCATCGATAGCTCTCATATAGTCTTTAAGTGATTTGGTATGACCTTTTACAGCCTTCTCAGAATCTAGGGATGTCTTTTTAGTTTGCTCATTGATCTTTTGCCAGTCTTTAGGCATTCTTTCAACAGCTTCTTTGTATTGCTCAAAGGCAACTAGAAATTCTTGGAATTTCTCGTCTAGTACATCTATCTCAATTACTGATTTAATAGCCATAGCGAAATTATAGTCAATTAGTTAAAAAAAAGAACGACTTTTTAATGCTTTCAAAATATGCCTTTGTCTAAACTCTGTGACATCGGTATATTCTGCACCATACTCTTTCATAAAATCACTAAAGCCAGAAGTACTTACATAGTTAAAAATATAGGCAACTATGCTATCACTGTCTGCGAGGTAGTTTCTTTCTCTGTCGATGTCTGCAAGCCACTCATGTATTCCATAGAGTTGGATGAAGTAAAATCCCAGTTTCTTATCGATCCTGCCGCTGCTAAAAAAGCTTGTCGAAATTGCTTCGGAGCTACCGATGATATTGCTATAAAAAAAATTAGGTCAGAAAGCACCTCACTTTCTTCAGCTTCATCAAGTATGCCTTGTTTTTTAGCTACTTCTAAGGGTAATGATTCCCAGCCTTTTTCACCAGTAAATAAGACATTGGTAAGTCTTATTATTTCATTTACTAATCCAAACTTAACTCCATCCCAAGTACCATTCTTTTTAGTAATGGACTTTAATGCAGGATAAGCTAATTGTGGGGCTGATAAAGCTAAATGAGCTTCATTCATGCCTGACATACAATTAGTAAATACAGCGCCTAATTCAGAGTAAAACTGCTCAAACAAATCCCTACTAATAGGGCTTGAGTGAATATATATAGTCTTGTCATCACCAGTTTCAAATGGGATCACAAGATTTAATTTTTGGTTAATTCTCATTTTCTGTCCTTTTAAAAAAATACCCCCAAGCCCAATGACTCAGGGGTATAGATCAATTAAGCACCAGCAGCAAATAATGCAGCATTGATACTGTAAATACCTCTTAATCGCACAATAAGACCAGCTTGTGTGCCATCAAAAGCAACTTCTTGAACACTTTGTAAAACACAGTTATTTAACTCAAATGGAGATAATGCAACTGAGTCAGGATGTACTGTTACTGAT